CGATGATCACAAGCGTTACTCAATGCGTGAATTCATTTCTGAATACAGCGAGTTTCAATACGATTTCATTTCACTTGCTCAACAAAGATTTGTTTCTGTACCTGAAATCGACTTGAGAACCATGATTCAAAATTTCGGTGACTGGTACTTTGCAAACGAATCAAGTTCGTTGAATACACCAAGCATCTGGTTGGTTAAGTGGTTCTCTTGGGTTCAAAACAACGAGAAACAAGTTGCTGCAAACCGCAAGAAACAAGAGCAAATCACTTCAACCGGTCAAAAACCACAAGAGTCGGGTTACTTCGCTAATCTTTTTGAAGAACAGAGCGAATCTCAAATCGTGGATGTAACCCCAGCAAAAAAGCTTCCAATGATTGAGGAGGTAGGTCATGCATGAGATTACCTTGAACGAAGTGCGTCAATTAATCGCTTCTCTTCGCACTGTTTACGCTGCTCAGTTCAATAAGCAATTTCCAGCAACAGGCGAAAGTGCAATTCCTCTGTCAGTTGTTGAGCAAATCGCACTTAAAACACTGGTTGGCGTTCAACAAAACCAATTTAACAACGCACTTGCTCGATTACTTACAGCAGGTGGGCGTTTTATGCCGTCATTTGCAGAGTTTCGCACCTGGTGTATTGGTGAAAGTTGGATGTCTCCAGAAGAAGCTTGGTCTCGAGCATGTAAGTTTACTGCTGATCGTTCGGTGGTTATTACACAAATTACAAAGTATGCATTAGACGAAGTTATGTACTTGATCGAAGCCGGTCAAATGCGAGCAGCTCAAGATAATTTCTTCGGAACCTACAACGTGATGGTGGCTAAAGCTCAGTTAAAAGGCCGTCAGCAAGAGTTTTACACTCCACCGCTACAACTAGAGCATAAAGAACCTGAACACACCCCAGTAAGCAATGACGAAGCGCAAAAGCATCTCCAATCATTGATGGAACGTTTAAAAATCAATGGTCGTAAACCTGCACCAGTACAAAAGCTTAAGGCTAAGGAAAAAGAGCCAGAACTCAAACAAGAGCTAGGTCCAGATCCTTTTGACAATCCGCACGAATACGCAGAGATGTGCCGTCGTGAAGGTATGCCAATTCCTAGAAATATTCTTAAGTTAATTGAAGGGGCGAATGTATGAGCCATTTCCAAGATAAGCATGTGATTCATGTTGATGAACAAAATCAAGTTATCAAGTTCACACGTAGAAATGAGATTGTGGAGTGTGATCACGGGCGTATTCAAATATCAAAGGAAGATAATGAGATCCTTTGTATGGACTGCAAAACAAAACTTAATCCAGTTTTATGGATTGCCAAATATTTAGACCAATTGAATCAAGTCACCCAACGTAATAACAGAATGCTGGCAGAGGTCCGTGAAATACAGGCAAAGCTTGAAAAGAAAAATAAGTTTATGTGCAAACACTGCCATGAAGTAAACACTATTGATTTTAAGAAGCTTCCTTCACAAGCAGCTGTAGTGCGCGGTATGACCGTAATTGATCAAGAGTTTGACGGTATGAAAGTGGAGCATAGCCGATGAAGTTAACTAAACAGCAACGTGCTGAGCTAAAACAAAAGTTTGGTGGCCATTGTGCCTACTGCGGGGAATTACTGGGTGAAAAGTGGCATGCAGACCATATCGAAGCGGTGAAACGAGATTTAATACATGTTGGTGGCGGGAAGTTAATTACGGGTGAAATGACTAGACCGCAAAACGATACCATAGAAAATATGAATCCTGCTTGTATCCCTTGTAATACAAATAAATCGTCAATGCCGCTGGAAGGGTGGCGAAAAATGCTTACACATTACCGTGATGTGCAGTTACTACGCGATAGCACGCATGCTCGTCATTTACTTCGATTTGGACTGATTGAAATTAAATCCGAGCCTGTAAAGTTCTTCTTTGAGACCTACGCTAATTGCAAAGTGGAGGATGTGTGATGGAAGAGTTTGAGCAGTGGTACTTAGATACATATTCCAAGCCTTATGGTTTTGTTCCGCCCGCTAATCTATTTGAACGCTATGAAGATACGTACATTAGAGAAAATGTTTATCAACACAACCTTGTATGGCAGCACCTGCAAGCGAAAGTAGTGGAATTGCAAAAGCGTTTAGATGGGGCATTAAAGGAGACTCAATATGCTTTGCAGTATGTTGAAGGGGACATGCGCGGCAATCATGAATTTCAACAAATGTCAATGATTCGAACCTTTAAAGCTTTAGAGCAAGTGCTCAATGGTGGTGAGCCTAAATGACATCAATGAGCCTTGCTGATTACCGAAAGTTATTTCCGATAAAGAAAAATAAAAAGCGGCGTTCAGCAAAGCAAGTTGCCAGACAACCAAGTGTGGGTGAAATGGTTCTGGCAACGCATTTAAGAGCATGCAAGATTGGTTTTGAACAGGAATATAAGTTCCATCCTGATCGTAAATGGAGAGCAGATTTTTTAATAACGGGTACAAAGATTTTGATTGAGGTGGAAGGCGGGATCTGGAGTGGAGGCCGTCATACAAGGGGCAAAGGCTATATAGGGGATATGGAGAAATACAACTCCGCAGCAATGATGGGTTTTACAGTTTTACGGTTCAGCACAGAGCAAGTTAAAGCAGGCGTGGCGATTAAACAAATTGAGCAATTGGTGGGATGAAAATGAATATGCCAGTACAACAACACATTTTACAAGCGGTCGATTGGTCTAGATTTAGTTTTGAAGAGTGGTGTCGCCAGCTTGGAGCTTGGCTTAACGGCGATACCGAAACAATGGTCAAAATTGTTAAGACGATGCCAACAAAACGCATCACTCAAAAACAACGTGAAAAATTAATAGCTATGTATATGAGCGATGAAAATTTAAAAGATCGCTTATGTATCCGCCGTAAGGGTACATGCTGTCAGTTAAATGATAATGAAGCGCGTGCAATCCATAGATTGATTATTGATATTAAATTAATCGAAGACCATATTATACAAGAATGGATTTCAGCAATTTGGTCACATCATGTTATGGGTAATTCTTTACGCGATATTGCTCAAAGTAACGATACTTCAGTTAATCAAATTAGACAGGATTTAAAATGTGGTATGGCCTATATCAAAAGCCGTAACCCTCAATTTAAGTTTGAAACTTTTGAAAAAACCGCTTGAGTGTGCGCACGGGGTGTGGCATATTTGTATTACAATGATCTTATTGTATGCAAATCACTGAGATTCAAAAGCTCATCAAACGATGGGCTTTTATTTTATAAGAATGAATAAAATATCTTTAAGTGGAAATCTAGAAAAAGTTATTGCAACTATATTTAAATTGTTGATAATAAAATTTTCTTTGCTGAAAATCTGCATGAGAATCATATTTTCTTTAATTACATTTATTTTATTTTCATTTGTTTCCTTTATCCTTTTAAAGGATAAATACATTGACCAAAACCACTTCGTTATTTTGATAATATTTTCAGCAATTGTATCCGCAATAATCGCATATTTTGATGAGGTTCAAGAGCTATCAATTGGGGGCAATATTGTAAAATTAAAAGAAGCAAAAAAGGAATTACAAGTAACAATAGATCAATTAAAGTCAATTAAAGTTTCAACATATCGGATGTTACTTTTGAAAAGTTTACATTCTTCAGGTGGTTTTGGAAGTAGCCATTTAGTGGATAGTAGAGCAGAATATTTCTTTTCACTCATCAACGAAATTAAACAATCGGATTGTTTTAATGATCTAAAGTCTGAAATTCAAGTTCAATTAACAAGGTTGTTAATTGATCAATTAAATAAATTTTATCCTATATTTCATGACAAGCAATTCAATGATAGCGATGAATTCCCTAAACCTACGGTTTTTTATATCGATTTGAAAAATGAAATTATTGATAAAGTTCATCAAAACCGAACACCTGTTATATCATTTGATCAAAAAAAGCAGGAAATTGTCGCAGCTATTGATAACTATGCAGCTTTGTATATTTTATTAAAAGAAGTTGAAAAATAGGGTAATATTTCTTTTTTGCTTAATAAATTAAATTTAAAAGATATTTTTAAAAAATTACTTTTACGCATCTATAGAAAAGTTACCGAGCTTATTATGGCGCAAATGGCCTCGCTGAATATCGATTATTGGAGGGGCTTTTTTTTGTTAATAATCCTAAATATTTTAATTTTTTATTCCTTTATTTTTATTGATAAAATATAAATGAAACATCAAGAGTGATATGCAGCAAAATGAAAAAAGGAATTTGCAAACTATGCGATCTAGAAAAAGAATTGAAACGTTCGCATGTCATTGGCAGAGCAGTTTTTAAAAAGGCCTTAAAAGGTGCAAATCATGCTTTAAGATTTGATAAAAAGCATAATAAAGTTGTCAAAGATCAAGATCAGTGGGCAACATATATGTTATGTGGTGAATGTGAACATAAACTAAATAAAAAATATGAAGACTATTCATTAAATATTTTAAGAAATAGAATTAAATCTGTAAAACATAAAAAGAGAGATAATCACTATGAAATTCAAGGTGTTGACCAAAATAAGCTTATATTATATTTATTGTCTATCATGTGGAGAGGAATTGAATCTAACCATGAAGTTTTTAAAAAATTAAAAATTTTTGATGAATCTCCTTTAGCTAAAAATTTTTTAAAGGAAAGTGTTAAGAACGAGCGGGTTTTTTTAACCGAATGTTATGATCTCAGAATTTCAAAATTAGTAAGTTTGATAGCTCCATTTAATGAAATGGAATTAGATTTTATAACTGATATTTATTGTAATATTGATAATATGCAGCGAATTCGGTTTTTAACTATTTTTGAGGGTTACTGTTTTGAATTTTTTTTCCTAACAGATAAATCACAGTCTCTTTCTGGCTTAGGCGTACTTAAGAAAAATAAAAGGATTCTTAAAATGCCATATATTGATATATTTTCCATCCCTGAATTTCAAAAAAGCCTTTCAGAAATGATTGAGAGTCAAAAGCAGAATTAAGTTTGTAGTAGATTGAAAGAATTATGGAATATTTTTTACTTAATTAATGAATTACAAAGTCCCAATTTGGGGCTTTTTTTTATTGGGTTAAATTTATGAAAAATGAAGTCGGCTTTCATGTGCCTGTTCGTCCAATGCCTCCAGATTGGATTTTTGAAATGGGTACGCCTAACTTTGTGCCAGCGCCAGAATTATGGGAATGGATAAGAAAGGTTTTTCTAGATCCTAAATCTAAATTATTTAACCCTGATCACATGCATTTACGGTCATTTCGATATCCCGATATTGCTGTGATGTGGGCTAGATCTGGTTTTAAAAAGCAAGGCCGTCAGGTCATTGGTACTACTGAAAAAGTCATGATCAATGCTGGTGGCTGGAAGAAAGAACGACAAGAAGAACAATTCATCCAGTGGTTCAATTATTTACCTGAATACTTAATCACTTTTGATGCTTCATATTCACGTATAGCAAGTGATGTGAACTTTTGTGCTTTGGTTGAACACGAGCTTTATCACATTGCACATAAGAAGGACCAATACGGGACACCAGCTTATAACAGAGAAACTGGTATGCCTAAGTTAGCTATTCAAGGTCACGATGTTGAAGAATTTACTGGCGTTGTTCGTCGATATGGAGCAAGTGAGGATGTTATGCGGATAGTTGAAGCAGCTAATAAAAGACCGCAGCTGTCACGGGCAGATGTTCATTATGCTTGCGGCACTTGTAACTTGAAGGTGGTTTAAATTTTTTTTGCCACTCTACTTGGACGTACTTGGACGGATAGAGATAAATGGCAAGGCTTAATAAACGGGTGAAACTCTATATAGTACGGTCACTTGCTACCTATGAGACACCTAGTGAAACAGCAAGAGGCGTCCAAGAAGAATTTGGTATCACCGTAACCAAACAGCAATGTGAAGCATACGACCCAACAAAGAAAACAGGGCAGGACTTAAGCGAAGAATTTAAAACTGAGTTCTACAGAGTGCGCAAGGAAATGAACGACAACCTTAGCGCAATCCCAATCGCAAATATTGCCTACCGCCTCAAGCGTCTACAACGGTTCATCGATCATGAACAATTCAAAGAAAACCCAGTCATTGTGCCGAGCCTTTTAGAGCAGGCAGCTAAAGAGGTTGGTGGACTTTATACCAATCGAAAAGAAATTACAGGCAAAGACGGCGGTCCAGTCCAAACAGTTAATTCAGAAATTCCAGTTCCAATGGAAGATTACTTAAAAGCGCGGAGGGAAGTCTTAGATGAGTACTGATGCGGCTCGGGATAAAGCCATCCGGATCGAGGCGCAAGAAGATTTATATTTCTTCACAAGGTACATGTTTAAGGAGCGCCGTGGTTATAAATGGATGCAGAACTGGCACCACTTAGAAATCTGTGAAGCTTTGATGAAAGTTTATCGCGGAGAGATAAAGCGGTTAATTATTAACGTTCCACCACGATATTCTAAAACTGAAATTGCTGTAATTAATTTTATGGCTTGGTGTTTTGGAAAGAAGCCTGACTGTGAGTTTATTCATATCAGTTACTCGGCAATGCTTGCCGCAAATAACGCCTTCCAGATTCGAACCCTTGTGCAAGAAGAGGCGTATAGAAAAGTCTTTCCCGAGCTTACATTGCGTGATGATAGTAAGGCTAAAGACTTCTGGAGAACTTCTCAAGGCGGTGTCTGCTATGCGACTGGTACAGGCGGTACGATTACTGGTTTTGGCGCAGGTAAACTTCGTGATGGGTTTGGTGGATGCATCATTATCGATGACCCACACAAAGCGCATGAAGCTTCTTCTAAAACAATTCGAGAAGGGGTAATTGATTGGTTCCAAAACACCCTTGAGTCGCGTACTAACTCGCCAGATACGCCGATCATTGTGATTATGCAGCGACTTCATGAAGATGATTTAGCTGGATGGTTGCTAGGTGATAGAAAAGACGGCGTTCCTGTAGCTGGTGGTAACGGTGAAGTGTGGGAGCATCTATGTCTTTCAGCTATTCAGGAAGACGGATCCGCACTGTGGCCAGCAAAACACAATATCCAAAAATTGAGGCTAATGGAGCAAGCAGCACCATATGTATTTGCCGGGCAGTACCGACAAATGCCATCACCGCCAGCAGGCGGTTTTTTTAAGCCCGACAATATTCAAATTGTTGATGCTTTGCCTGCGGATGTATTGAAACAAGTTAGGGCTTGGGATTTTGGGGCTACCGAAAATGAGGGCGACTTTACAGTAGGTGTGCGAGAAGCTCTAGGCGCAGATGGTTTTACTTACATTGTCGATGTAACTAGAGGACAGCTTGGACCTGACAATGTGAATAAGCGCTTA